ACAAGGATTCCGTCATCTCTACGAGTCATTTTGTATGCTACACCTTTTCCAGGATCATATGTTAATGCACCCTCAGGTACACTTCTAAAATCTGGTTCAAATTTTTTTGTTTTTTTATCATATTCAAAATTTAATTGAACATAGTTTTCACCTCTATTTTTAACTTCAAAAGTTGCTAGATCAGTTGCATTATTTTTAATTACAGGAATAGTAGATTCGCTATAGATTTTTGCTCTTTCCCTAAACTGTTCTTCAGGTGTCTGTGCAGCAAAGAATTGATCTTTTTGTTTTAGTTTTGCTATATCCATTTTACCTTCTAATTCTTCTTTTAATAATTCTCTTTGAAACTCTCTGTCACTTAATGTTTTTCTCGTTGCTGCCTGTTGTGCTTGTAAAACTTTAAATGGGTCTTGAGCTGCAGTTGCAGCTGTTGCAAATATATTACCTTGTGGTCTTTCTGCTAAAAGATTTAAACCAAAACCAGTTAAAAAACCTGGTATGCCACTTGGTGAAAAATTAGGCATTGGTCTAACACTTCCTTGTTTATATTCTTTTCTTGGTTGATCTAATCCTGATGTAATACCAGTTCCTGATGATCCTCCCATTCTAAACATTGGTCTTTTTAATATTCTGTTCATATTATCCTACGTTTTCAAATCTTTGTATTGGTGGTCTAAACCCTGTGTATATACCAGCTAATGTTGTTCCTATACCAAGAGCTGTTTGTAATGGTGTTGGATTTGGTACATTAGTTGTTTGGAATTGTGCAGGGTATCCACCCATGATTCCTGTAACTTGACCTGCGAATCTATCTAATTGTTCTTGTGGTAAGAAAGCTGCCTGTCTTGCTGCTTCTCTTTGTGCATCAAGTTGAGCCTGTGCCTGCGCCTGATTCAGTGCGCCCAATGAACCTAAACGTGAAATATCTGCACCTTGTAATGCTTGCGTTGCTTGTCCAAGTTGTGCTTGTTGTCCAGCTAAACCAGATTGAAATGCTCCTAAACCTTGTGTTGCCTGTGCTAGGCCAAATCTATTTGCTATATCCTGTTGTCTTGCAGCCTGTGCTTGACCAAAACCTTGTTGCAAGAGTCCTGCTTGTAATAATGCACGTTCTCTTGCCGCCCCCGTACCAAACTCGGCGAGTTGTACGCCCGCTCGGCCAGCGCCGAGCACACCCAATTTTGCCTGCTGATCTCTGATCTGTTGTTCTTGTATCTCTTTGCTACGATCAAATTCTGCGAGTGTTGCGTCAATTACCTGTGCTTGAAATGGTGACATGAAATCTTGTACGTCCTGTTGAAACGCGGTTGCTCCTGTTCCAACTCCACCTAATTGTCCAAGAGCTTGTGTTCCTAAGCCAGACGCTAATGTTGCTTGAGTCTGTGCTTGTTGTAAGAATGGTTGAAAAGATCCTATACCTTGTTGGGCTAAAGTTTGTGCCTGTTGTTGTAATGCATCTTGTTGTGCTACCTGTGGTGCTAATCCTGTTAAACTTTGTTGTCTTGTTGCAAATCCTCTAGCTGCATCCTGTCTTGCTGCGAAATCAGCTGCTGATTCTCCTGGCTGTTGTGATATACCAGCTAGACCTGTTGCAACAATAGGGACACCAGATTGTGCCGTTACTTGTGTTGCTAGATCTTTTCCTAAATCCTCAACAAATTGTGCAGGTAGATTTCTTACAGTTTGTACAGCCATTATAATACTTCCTCTAGTCTCTGTGATGTTTGAAACATTTTACGTGCGCCTTCTAATCCTTGCGATTCCTCAGATACGTCACCCCCGGATTCGAGGTTCTTCATCATGTTATACATAACTTCTGCGCCTTTGTCCACATCTCCATCACCTGCATTTCTAACAGCATCTGCCGTAAATACAAACTCATTCTTTGATAATCTTGCAGGCACATCGTCTGCTTTTTCCATTCTACCCAATGGCACAAAACCACCCTCAGCTCTTAAATCCATCTCTTTGCCATCTAAATCTAATAATGGCATTGTTTTCTTTGCTACTGGTTCTTTCATAGAACCACCTTCAGCTCTAAATCTTCTTGCTAAAAATTGGTTAGGATTAGCTCTGATAGCATTTATATCTAAACCTGCACCTCTGATTAATTCCTCTGCCTCTTTTTCTGATTCTTCTCCTGTGCCAATACCTAATAATGGTAATAATGATGCTGCTGTAATTGCAGATGAAACAGGATTATCTCTTATTAAACTAAATAAACCTCCACTTCTAGTCATATCAGTGTCTCCAATAGCTCTTCCAAAAATTGTTTCACCAAGAGGTGTTCCTTTAAATTTTAAAAAATTTTTTGTAAGACCAGTACCAAAAGGTGTACTAGCTAAACCTTTAAATGGACCCATACCTGCAAGACCAAATCCTGCACCTACAATTGCAGCTTTACCTACCGGTGATTTTGCAATCTTCTTGACCGTTCTTGAAACTTTTTTAACAAGTTTACCTAAACCATACATCTGTCTTGCAGATTCAAAATCAAACTCACCACCTATTGGTCCACCATCAGCTCTAAATGCTAATCTTAAACCTTCTAATCCTTTTGAATCTTTCTCTTCATCTTCTGTAATACTTGGTGCTTGATCTGGCATTATAGGTAAAACTATTTGTGAATTATCTGACTCATCTTGTCTATTTACAAAATCTCTTATTTTAGGTCTTTGTCTAAAAGGATCTGGACTTAAAGCTCTAGCTATAATTCCTATGCTTCCCGGCATCTCAGTTAATACTCCTAATGGATTAACAGATCTACGTGCCTGATTCATAAATGTTAAATCTGTAGTATCAACATCTCTTGAAAATTGTGTTATTGGGTTTCTACCCTCACCTGTTATACCTGGGCCACCACTAACTGGTCCAACTTCTCTTCCTGTTTCAGGTCCTCTTTCTGCACCCATATCGGCACCACCACCGAATTGTAAAAGTTGTCTTGCTATTTGAGTTCTAGTTATGGCCATCGTTCTATTCTATTTTGTTTTACCGAATAAATCAAGACTCGGCATTATGACAGTTACATCTCTTCTGATGTCCTCTGGCGATATACCCTTGTCTTTCCACTCTTTGTCATTCTTATATTTCTCACCTGTTTTCTTATTTGTTATCTTTTCTATTATCTTATCTGGTTGTAGTTCTATCATTATGTTGTTACCTCTCGCGGCTGTATCTCTAATATTGAAGCTATGACGTGCAGCTCGTTCGCGTCACCGGCTTGTACTTTAAGTATCTCACTTTCCTCCATTACAAGAGGATGAGTTAAAAGTTCTGTTGTAGCATTACTTGATATAGTTTTAGTTTTAAATAAACTAAATATATTGCTATTAGCATCAACCAACGTTACTGTTATCGTGGTCCCTGATCCGGCATCCTCGGATACTAATATAGATTTAACCACAGTTGTTGTTGCGGTTGGCACTGTATACAATGTTGTAAGATCAGTTGTTGTTAGATCTGCTTTTTTATTTTTAAAATTATTAGCCATTAATTTAAAAAGAAGTTTTGTGCTTCTACCTCCTGTTTTAATTCTTGTTGAAATGTAGTATTTAATTTTTCTACTATTGCATCAAGATCTCTAACCTGTGCCTCTGCTGTTCCAAGATCATATTCTTTGCTTGGTCTTGTTAAAACCTGCACTATCTTTGCCATTATCTACGTCCATCTGGTTGTGTGTCTAATCTAAAAGTTCCTAACTTCCAGTTTTGACTAGTTGATGTGTTTTCTACTTTTAGTGCTATAGCTCTTGCTCTCGCACGTGTATCTACTTTTTGTGTAGAGGACGTTATATCAAATGGACCTAGTGATGAGCTCGCTGCTGTATCGTTTGGAAAATTTCTTAAATTTAATGTGACTCTAGTTGTTCCTGTTTGTGATATAAAGTCAGGTATAAATCTTCTTATCTTCATTATAAATTCACCGTCTCCTCTAAATGTTGCGACACCAGTCTGCTGTCCCTGTGCAGTTCTTTGAGCTGTAATATCAAAATCTCCAGATGTTATATTTGCAGTGATCGCAGTGATGGTTCCATTTCTATTTTGATCTGTTCCTGTTTCATGTTCGTAATAAGATGTTCTACCCTCTGTGTTTCCAACGACATCAAAAGATGTATCAGTGGATGCATCGTATTCTAAAGCATGTGGGTTACCAAATACTGCAGAGTCTCTCCACATTGTTCTTGCTAAACTACCAACTGTCCACACTGGTCTCTGTGGAGAAGAATCAAAATAATTATATGATACCATTCTATTTACTACTGAAGAGTTAGATTCTGGATAGAACCACATAACCTCACCAAATAGATTATTTAATCCAGCAGATACCATTTGATTACCTGAGTCTAAATTTATATTGTCATAAACAAAATCTTCTACAAGACATGGTAAAGATTCTAGTTTACCAGCATATCTAAAAAAACCATTCTCTGACATCCAATACGCAGCACCATCTACCTCGACACATGCGTTCTGTCCAACAAGTCCACAATGTGTTCCAACCTGAGCAAATGCAAATGTAAAAGGTTGTCCAACAAAACGTTGTGTAAATAACGCTGTATCTGTCCAAACAAGAATTGCATCTCTACCTCTAATCGCTCCTCTGATCTGTGATCCGTCAGCCAGTCTCTGTGTGCCAGCTGTATTGGTTGCTGTAGGTGTGTATGTATTTATATCCTCCTGATCAGAGAATCTTATAAACATATCATCTTGTGTTGATGGTGTTCCTATTGTCGTCTCTGTTCCATAAAAAACCAAATGACGATCTGGTGTAGAAACCAACATGTGTCTTGATGCAGTTGGTGCACCAGTTATAATTGCGGCTCTTGTTTCAGTTGCATTAGATAAACTAGAGTCCCATGAAAAAACCGCACCATCATGAATTAAACATATTGCTTTGTCACCAAAATTATCTAATGACCACATACCAGGTTCTAATACCAAGTCACCTGATGCTGCCTCACCCCATGCAATAAAATCTGACGAGTTTGTAACTGTAGCACCATCACTGTGTGCTGATCTTGTAGAGTTTCTAACAGCTCTCGTAATACCAGTTAAATTATTTCCTGTAATACCTGTATATGAAATTTCCTCATTTCCAACCTGAATAAAGTTTGTACCTGAACTTGGAAACTGTGAAGCATCAGTTAAAGTGATAGATGTTCCTGATCCACCTGTTCCTGCGGTATCATCTAACAACGCTCCATTTAAAGTTGTTGTTAAAGCAGAGGTATCTTCTCCACTCCAAGAACCAAGTCCCCAACCAAAACCTTTTGCTTGTACAGCTGGTCCAACTGTATAATAATGTTGTACTCGTATGCCACCTGATGTTGTTGCACCAGATCCTGATTCATTTGAAGGCATGGTAATTGTAAGAGTTGTTGCACTTGGAACAGATGTTACCATAAATTTTTTATCATCAAAATCAGAGGAACTAAAATTGGAGTTAGTAATAGTAGAAAAATTATCTAGTAATATTATGTCTTGAGGATTTATACCATGAGATGTGCTAAAAGTTATTGTAACAGTTGGTGATCCATTGGTTGTAGTAAATGCACTTGTTAATGTTGTTGTAGATTTAATGGGATGTATATCATAAAATACTCCCCCAGAAAAAGCGTATAATATTCTATTAGTGCCTATGATAGAGTATTTTCTAGATAAACTGTTTATAAAATGATGCATTCCTCTACCTGCACCTGTTAATTCATTGGCTCCAGATCCACCCAATTGATTCCACCCACCTATCTTTTCAGGAGTGCCATATCTAAATCTAACATTATCACAATCTATCCACTGACCCTCTGCCCCTGTAGCTGTGATTTGTTTATTAATACCTGGTTGAAATCCTATTTTTTGTAGCATTTAAATCCTTTTTTCCAATAGTATCATAGCTAATATCACAGATTTTAAAGGTTTTAAACTATTTATTTATTGTATTTCTCTTACTTGTTCTACAGAATTGTGATCTTCACAATTAAAACTTAAACCATATTTTAATTTATTTACTTTGTTTACTTCACAACCGTGATTTAAAAAAGAATTAAATAGAATAAATTTACCTTTTTCAGGTTTAACCGATATATTTATCTGAGGAAAATCCAAAGTTTGATTATGATCGTTTAAGTAAATTGCTCCAGACCACACATTAGGTAAGTGATGATGAAATTTAGTATACTCTTTTTTACCTAACACGTATCCCCAGGCATCTTTTAATTTATAGTAGCGATCACTAAATATACCATGTGAATCAACATAGTCTCTAAATTGTAAAAATAATTTTCTAAACTCTGGATCGTTTGGAAAAGAACTCCAATGAGTCATTTTACCCTTAATATTTGTGGTATAACTTTTGGCGTTGTCTTTTAATATTTCTTTATTAATTTTTTTTATAAAATATTTATCATTAATATCTTTTATAGTTCCTACTATAAAAAAATAATCTCTTAAAATTTTTCGCTCTAAATGTGTTTCTATAATCATTCTTTAGTACGATGCAATGGAGTGGTGTGGTAGTGTCCATTGCATCTAATTTTTTATATCATTTTTTAAACCAAGAAGGAAGACCTAAATGTGGACGCTTGTCAAACATATTATCCCTCGCTCCAGGTGTTTTAGAATTGTTATAATGTAAAAAAACTTGTACGCATTCTTTGCCTTTAAATTTTTCTCTCCAATGCTCTAGCTCCACACCTCTGTAAACCAACATATCTCCTGGTTTTAAATCTACTTTAATACCTTTATCTTTTGTTGGAGAATATCTCTGCACACCATGTACACCAAAATGAGGTCCATAAGTATAGCCTGCTTTAGGATTAGGATTTAAATATATAGGCCAATCATCACCAGCAAGATTCATTGTAGTTGATATCTCACAACTAAATCTATCTTTGTGTCTTTTAAGTTCATCACCTTTTTTATAAATTCTTGCATAGGTATAAGCAGGGTATAATTTTAATCCTGTTATTTTTTCCATTTGTGGTTGACATTTTAACATTAAAGTTTCCATAGCTATATCTGCATAATGTGAATAAGTATTAGGAATTTGTGTGTCCTCGTAAGTTCCAAGTAAAGTTTCAAAAGGCGATATATATCTTTCTTTACGACAAGTATTATAAACTTGTTTTTTCATTAAAAAATAATTTGCAATAAAAGTTGCTAAATCTTTTGATATTGCTTGACGTATTACAGTGTATTTATTTTTTTTAAACATTGTCTTTTGCCATTCCTTTTAAAATAGCTTGAAGATTAAAATGTATAAATCTAAAAGGATCTATACCATGATCTACAGCAAAATGATGTTCTAGATAACCTGGGAATATAACTAGATCACCTGGTTTTGGTTTAAAATATACCAACTCATCAGCGTAATTATTTACATTGTCATTTTTTTTAATATGTAATTTTGTAGATCTTGCTCCAGTTCTTGGTTCATGAAATACCGGATATGATGTTTCATTACTACATTTTAAAAAATAAAAACCTGATACATGTTGATTCCAATGCACATGTGCACTGTGATGTCCACCACCTTTTTTAGAAAACTCTTGAACCCACATTTCAGTAAAAAATAATCTATATTGCTGCATATCAAAACCATATTGATCTAAAAAATTAAAACATTTTTCTCCAACATAATTTTTAAAATCAAAAAAATCATTATCGTTTGTAAGAGGAGTTGAATGATATGTTGTCCCAAAGTCTCCAAATTTTTTAATATATGCTTTATTAATAGGACTAGATTTTGATTTTTTAATATATTTATCACTAGCTTTATTTAGTGATTTTAAAAACTCTGGTTTATTTTCATTATACATAGGTGTACTAAAAAAATTTTTAACGCTCATAAGTATACCACCCTGTTATTATGTATTTAGTTTCTTTTGTTAAATTACCTCTGTGAGTGTGTGTCCAAAAAGGTGGAAATAAAATTGTTTTACCTTCTACTGGTTTTATTTTTTCTTTTTGATAAAAAAATTCTGTTTCTCCCCCTTGTTTTATAGTATTTAAATAAGTAGAAAAAACTAATATTCTATCTTTAGTATTATAATGATTATTATAATTTCCATCTATCTCAGCATGCCAATTAAAATAAGACTGACCAGGATCATATTTTTGTATTTTTATATGTTGATGAACATTCCAAAGTTGTTGATTTTTATCAATGTATTTATATTTTTTAATATATTTATTTTTAACTTTTGTTAGTTCTTTTATAAAAGGAAGTAATTCTTCATCATTTAAATTTAAAACTATTTGATTCATAAATGCATGATCTGATTTAAATATTTCTTTTTTATTACTGTTTTCAAAAATATTTATTAAATCTTTACAAACTTTTTTATTTATTTTGTCTGTATATATAAACATATTATTTATACTTTTCTCCACGAAACCACACCACTAATGAGTACCTTGTGCCTTTTTGAACTGGTTTAACTCTGTGCCAACTAAAAGAGGGAAACAAAACTATAGATCCTTTTGATAAAGCTTTTTTTTCTGTTACAACATGTCGTGACTCATCTCTTTTAACTGGATTGTAATTTCTAAAATCAAACTCTAATTCTCCTCCCTCATATTCAGATCCATCAGTTAGTTGACATGTCATAGATATTTTTCTAATTTTAGGACCTTCTTTTTCAGAGGTGTCACAATGCCAATCATAAAACTGACCTTTTTTATATTTTGTAAATTGAATTTGTTCGGGATAATCTAATTGAAAATTCCATCCTGCATTTTTATTTGCTATCTTAACAAAAGGTACTATATGCTCAAATATCCAAGGATCATCTAACCAAACAATATTAGAATTTCTTTGTTGTTTTAATTTAAATAAATTTTCTTTATCTAATTTATTATTATTTTCTCCAGTTCTTCCTATAATTTCTGTTTTATTTAAAGCAAACTTAATTATATCATCACAGATTTTAGGTGGTATCGCTGATCTAAAAAACCAATAATTATTTTCAAACAACATTTTATTTTTGTGTATAAGTTATTTTTTTAATTATATTTAAATGATGATTTTCTTGTTCATTAGTTATGTAATATAAAAATTTTGAAGGAAAAAGAATAAATTTTTTATTTGTTAAAGGTATGTGTCTAATTAATTTTTCTTTGTTGTCTTCATATATTATATGAATTGTACAATTATTTACATGAACACCATATAATAATGTAAAATCAGCGTTCATATCTAATTCTGGTTTTGTGATTTGATTAGGATAATAAATTTTTCCAGAAAAATCTAAAGTTTCTAAAGGAATATACTCATAAGCATTTATATGTTCTCTAACATATGTTTCTACCATATCAGTTGCTTTACAAAATTTTAATTTTTGTCCTGTAATGTAAGTTTCTATTATTTTAGATGCTATTTCTATAGGATTAATTTCAAAACCTTCCGGCATTAAAACATCACCATGATATAAAAATTCTTCTGTCTTTGTTAATAATACTTTCTTATGCATACCACGATTAATTTATATATTAATCGATAAAATTTGTCAATTCCCAACCGGTTGTGTTATCTAACTTATACGCATCTTCATTCCAAACATAATCCCAGGAGTGTGTATTAGCATCATTTTGTGATCGTTGTTCTGAAGTTATTTCAGGTTTTGCAATAGGTGGATCCCATTGAACTGTTGAAATATTTTTTACCCAACTTTCATAAGGTGAGGGTGGCCAAAATATTTGATTATCTGAATCCCAGGTATACCCTCTTCCTGCATAGTTTCCTCTAAAAGGCGTGCCACCTAATTTATGTGTATTAGAGGATGTATTATATGAGGTTTTAATCCATCTTTCAGCAGGCCAATTGTGATGATGTTGTAAGTGGTTCTGACCCAATGTTTCTTGTTCTACACCTTCAGCATCAACTATTTCTTTATTATCTAAAAATAAAACTGTTAACACTACGTTGTTATCATCTATTTTTGCAAAATGTGCCATACTATTGAAATTTGTACCTTATAACCACAGCACCACTACCACCGTTACCACCACCTGCAGGATTATTTGCATTTCCACCTCCTCCGCCGCCACCAGAATTTGCACCAGCGTTACCACCATTTCCACCTGGATGTTGTGGTGATGGTTGTGGAGGGGCATCTCCATCAGATCCTGCATTAATTGCAGTCATGCCTCCTTCTCCTGCGGTTCTAGTGATACTATTTTGTGATGGGCCTCCTGAACATGCGCCACCGCCGCCACCACCGTTTCCACCATCACCTCCGGATCTATTTACGGTTTGTCCATTTGGACCAGAGGTTTCACCAAAAGCACCTCCGCCACCACCAGCCCAGAAAAAATTATTTGCATCTATATTATTTTGTGTTCCTTGACCACCACCTCCAGCAGCATGTCCATTAGAAGGTGCATTTCCACCTGTTCCACCGGCACCACCTCCACCAGCACCAGTTCTATGAGTTTGTCCATTTCCATTACCACCATTATTACCTTCAGGTGGACTAAAACTTCCACTATTTCCAGAGCCACCAGGGTTTGTCATTCCGTTACCAGCACCACCGCCTCCAGAACCACCTGATTTTCCAGGTGAGTGAGGTGGATCGGACATTGAGCCAGCAGCACCACCACCACTAGAAGTTATTGAAATTGCTGATGAGTCAGATCCATTTTGAGCTGCGGGTGAAGTTGATTCACCACCACTTGGTCCAGCATTACCACCACCACCGCCAACAGCCACTGGATAACCTTGAACACATACGGGAGTTGCAGAGCATGTTGGAAAATTAGTTCTAAAACCACCGGCACCGCCGCCACCGCCGCCAAATCTAAGTGCTCCGCCACCACCACCACCAGCGACAACTAAATATTCTATAGTAGAAGAACCTCCAGCATTACCTGCACAAGATACGCAAAACGTACCTGGACTTGTAAAAGTATGAATTTTAAAATTACCTGAAGTTGTTTCAGTCCCACCTGATGCTGTTACAAATTTTGCTCCACCACCACCAGATCCAAAACCTAAGATTTGATAACCAAAACTTTTACCTTTTTTTGATTGAATGTTTTTTGTATTTTTACCAATGGTAAATTTTTTATCTATATTTTTCATACTCTATCCTCTTATGCGTCGTTAGCAGCGTCAGTAGTAAAGAATATTTTTATACCTAAAAGTTTTGCATCAGCTGTTAAAGAATCTGCTGATACATCTCTAGATATTTGAAAGAATACCTGTTCATCTGTACTAGGTGAACCGGCAATAGTTACTGCACCACTTTCTGCTGTGACATCTAAATCGTTTGCTGTTCCGCTGTGAGCTTTTGCTGTTGGTGCAACCTGTGTACCAAAAGCTGTGTTAACACTATCATTATCTGCAATAGCAACACCGGATAAACCCCACGAAACAGTGCCTGTGTTTGTTGAATCTGCTGTAAAAAAAGCTTGAAAAGTTATTGTGCCTTCATTCCATGATTTAGGAAAAGCTATGGCAAATTGTGCAAACTCATCTGAATCTTTATCAAAGTCTAAAGTTTTAATTTCTGGACCATTTGATAATTCAACTTGAGCTAAATCTGCACAACCACTTGTAGTGTTAGGATACATGGCGACCGCTGGAACCCATATAGTTTCTTTACCTGCAATCTTAAGTGCAGCTGTATTGTCTCCACCATCTACAGCTTTAGCAACACCAGTTCCGTTAGGAGCTATTGTAATATCTCCATTTGATCCATCTGTAATAGTAATTGTTCCAGAGTTTGTTCCTGAATTTGTATCTAAAATTAAATTATGTGCGCCGCTTGAAGTTAAGGTAGCATTAGCTGCCCCCGTACCGATTTTAGTTTCACCTGTTCCTTTTGGAATTAAAACAATGTCTACATTTGAATCATCACCTGTCGCTGATATACTAGGCGAACTACCAGTCGCAGCGTTTGTAATATCAATTTGATTTACTGCAGATGCTGTAGTTTGAAAAATTATCTGTTCGTTTCCGTTCTCATCATTAATTCCATGAGCGTCATCAATACCTATATTAAAACTATTAGTATCAAGATCTCCACCTAATTGAGGTGTTGTATCAGCAGCAACACTCGCTATGCCGGTTCCGATTGCAAGAGTTTTAATATTTGGATTTGTGCTATCATCTCCTGCAGCAAAAACAATTTTATCACCTTTATCTGTTGCTGAAAAAGTAAAAGAATCCCCTGATCCTGATACATATTTAAATTGTACAGTGTGTGAACCAGAAGTTGAGTTTCTTAAAAAATAAAAAGTTTGAGCATCAAGTGGGATTGTTACAATCTGATTACCTGAGATTGTTCCTGTAAATTCTATCATTCTGTGAGACATCACAGCACCAGTTGATCCATCAGAAACTGAAAGAGCTGTGGTTTGTGCGCCACCAGCAATTGATTGCTGTGTAAATCCACCAGATATTTGCTCGATTAACTGTAAATTTGTATTAGTCTTTGTACCCCATGTACCGGCATTTTCACCGGTTGCTTGAAGTTCTATACCTAAGGGCGTAAATGTTGATGCCATATTTTATCTCCTATGCAGCGTCACTATAACTTGTATTTGATCCAGTTGCAACATCTGTATACGAAGAATTTGAACCTGTGTCAACAGCTTGATATGCTTGAATTCCAAAACCTGTTGCAGATCCAAATGTAGCAACTGAAGCTGTAGCAGATTGACCAGTTAATCCCATAACATCAATAGGACTTAAAGATCCTACAGAAGAAGTGGCTGAAACTCCAGTAACTCCCATTACATCAGCAGGAGATAGTGATCCTATACTTGTAGTTGCAGATAATCCAGTTAGCGCCACTAAAGGATTTGATGTTATAGTTGTGCTACCAATTGAAGATGTTGCAGAAACTCCAGTAACTCCTATTACATCTGCTGGAGATATTGATCCAACCGTAGAAGTAGCAGCTTGTCCAGTTAAACCCATTACATCAGCTGGAGATAATGAACCAACTGATGAAGTTGCAGAAACTCCTGTCGGCGCAACAGTCACATTACCAATAATTGTTGGAGTTCCTATACTTGATGTTGCAGAAACTCCAGTAACTCCCATAACATCAGCAGGCGTTATAGATCCAACCGATGTTGTTGCTGATTGGCCGTCAAGTAATATAGTTCCTTGAATACCCCAAGCGTTATCGTTCCAAGCTTGTCTACCCCAACCTGAATTTATTTCTGCTGATACGGTTACAGAGCCAATCGCTGTTGTTGCAACACCAGCGGTATCTACTGATACATCTAAACTACTTTCTCCCCAATTTTCAAAATTCCAACTATCAGAACCCCAACCTTGTTCAGGAAAAGACTCTACGCTTCCAACTGATGTTGTTGCTGATACACCTGTTAGTGAAACAGTTGCTTGATTAGATTGCCATGAGTTTTCATTCCATGCTACGAGAGGATCATCTCCACCCCAGATTGATGTTTCCGACATAAGGAGTCCCTCCTTATGCTATCCTGATAATAGCGTTAGATGCGTCTGCTGTTGGAAATTGAATTGTAAAAGTTCCGCTTGTTACAGTTTTATCGGCACCAAAAGCTATAACAGCAACAGCTTTGTCAGATTGCGTATCGTTATAAATTAATGCACCGTTAGCTGTAAATGATGCACTTGTAAAACTTACATCTGAAAAATCACAAACAGCCGTTGAAGAATCTAATGTTGGCGTAACACTTGTTAGTGTTGCCCCTCCCGCAGAATACGCAGATCCAGATGTATTTGAAATTTCGTTTGATGTTGAATAAGCAGTTGTGCTAGCTCCTAAAGATGCAGAGCTTGTGAATAATGCTATTTTAAAAGTATGCCCACTAGAAGCAGTAAAGTTGTGTGTTCCAACTAAAATTTCTTGTTTAAAACTATTACAAATTGCCGATGATATAGCCATAATTTATCTCCTATGGGTTTGCCGAGGTTACTGGAATACGAACAGCGCCATCAGTGTAGTCATCTCTTCGTCTTCTACCAACTTGCTCATTAGCAAACTTCTGTACTTCTTGTTTATATTTATTTTCATATAATGTCAACATATCTATTGGGCCTTTTAAAAATCCATATGCCTCTGATAGACAACAATATAGTAGTCCATTTGGAAAATTAAGACTAATATAATTGGTATCGTTATTTTCCAATAATGCTGGAGCAACGTTATAATGCACTCTAAATTTGTAGGTAGTATCAGGAACTGGGGCAAACATCATTCTACCAGATGTGGTGTCGGATTCTCCTGTAGCGCCACCAAACATAGCATAATACTTAGGTTGTCCTCTTTTAGATGATTCTGTTGATGAAACATATTGTTGTAAATAAGTAACGTCCTTTTTTTCTAACCAAACATTAGCACCAGTTGTAGCTGATGTTGAATCATATACTTGTATACCTCTTATAAAAACTGCTCCTGCTGGCGCATTGATTGTTTCTTGACCTGAAACTAAATTACCTGTTTGTTGTTTTCTATCTGCATCTATAGGCACATCTCTGAATATTCTATACTGTGCATTTAAAATTATATTCTCTAAAACAGCATCTGTTAAAACATTTGAGTCAGTTTCAGTATAACTTCTAATTTGTGTTTTTAATCCTGATGCGCTTAATCCAGCCATTATGCTACTATCTCCTGACAAGCCATACAGCTTTTTCTAAATCTTAAATGACTTGAACAATGTTTTGGTTTATGAACTGGAATATCTGGTTCTGGTGTTTTTAAATATAACTCTGCATGTTCATCCATATCCTCTGGACACGCACACTGTTTAATACCAAATAAATTACAAATAAAGTTTTTAATTTTTTTAATCATGGCGATATTGTAACTGGTCCTGCGGACACAGTTGGCCCTCCTTTTTCTTCTGTTATACTAGGAGTTGCTCCCAGTGTAAATGTGTATTTATCTACTGTAGTTACCGTTATACTAAAACCTGATGAATTTTCATAAGTTGAAAAAGGCACTCCCCCAGGACTACCTTGAACATTTCTAAACCTAACAGTGTCACCAGTAGATCTTCCATGATTAGGCTCTGTTACTGTAACAGTCTGTGAACTTGCAGTTATAGAAAAAGGGTCATTACCTAACATCGCTGCAGCAGCAGGCTCTATTCTATCAGGTCTTACATGTCGTAAAGATATAGAATCACCATTCATAGGTTTTGGTTCTAATTGTGGTTGCTTTGGTTCAAATTCAGATACATGCACAAAAGCACCATTCCATTCTCTGACCATTTCTTTATATGGAAATTCCATACCTGATCTATCTGATATTGCTTTTGCATATTTACCTGTTGCGTACTTTGCCATTATGTTCCCGGATAATAAGCTTTAGGCGTAATGTGTGTGCTTGAAGCTGATCCGTCCTCTGCTAGTGCTCTTGCAAACTCATCCTCGTAAGCTAATTTTGTAGCCTGAATAAGTTGTGGTTGATACTTTTGTGCTAAATAATATGCAAGTCCTGATACCATACAAGGCACAAATCTAAATGGTACATCAGTTGCGTTTGTATAATCTCCAACATCTTGTATTCTTTTTATAAAAAAGAAATGCATATCTTTAGATGCGTTTGTTGAATCTGGTGTTGGATAAACGTGTATTGTAACCTTATCTATAAATCTTTCTACCCAATACTGATTAGGTGTTCCTTTAGATAATTTGTTTGAAAATCCTGCGTATGTAGATCTATCTACTTTTGTCATCGGACTATCTGATTGTGTTGTTTGAGTTCTATTAGATCTTAGTTGTGCCTCAAGCACATCAGACATTCCAAATACGCTAGCTGGGTCTGTAGTTGTAGCTGACGTTCCATCATCACTTGATCTAAAAAAATCATAATCTGCCTGACCTTCTATTAAATCTAAATTAGTAGAACCTACTTCCCAATAATGAATACCTCTATTACCCCATTCTTGAAATAGAATATTAAGAGATCTTCTAGCAGATTTAAGTTGATAACCTGCTACAGAATTTAATCCAATACGTTCAAAAGCATCTTCTATTATTTCTTCAATAGCAAAAGTTTTATCAAACGTTGTTGTTCCCGAAGTAGTATTAGCCATTTAAACTCCTACGACTCGTAAATTTTAGTCCATTCACAAACGATTGTACCTGTATCTCCTGCAGTGCAAGCTGGTAAAACGACGTTTACATCTCCAGTAAAACCTGTTGCTTCAGTGTTTTTTAATCCACCAAAACTAGAATAATCATATTCCATTTCACCCGCTAAAGTTTGAAATACTACATCTG